AGGTTGGCCGTGAGCCGGCTCCCGAACGCGACCGCCACGATGCCGACGACCTGGTCCAGCGCCTGCAGATTGCGCGCCAGGAACGCCACGCTCTCGGCCAGCGCGCTGCCAGCGCCCAGCTCATGCGAGCCTTCGCCGACGAACTGGAGGATGCTGTTGCGCAGCTGCACCATCGCGCGCTCGACCGTCAGCGGCATGGAGTTGAACTCAGCCTCGATCGCGGCCGACTGACTCTCCAGCGCCTTGACCAGCTTGTCCACGCTGACCTGGCCGTCGTTGACCATCTTGCGCAGCTGGCCCATGCCGACGCCTAGACCATCTGCCAGCGCCTTGGCCAAGCGCGGCGAATTCTCGACAACGCTGTTGAATTCCTCGGCACGTAGCGTGCCACCGGCGAGCGCCTGACTGAACTGCGTAATTGTGTTGCTGGCCGCCACGGCGCTGGCGCCGCTGATCGCGAAGGTGCGATTGATGGATGCGGTCAGCGCCAGTTGGCGCTGTTGAGAGACGCCGTACTCGGCGGTGGATTGCGCCAGGCGCGCGTAGAGCGTGGCCGTGCTATCCAGCGCGGTGGACGTGCGCTGCGAAATCGCGAAGACCTGGCCCTGGGCAACGGCGAACGCCTGCTGCCCCGACGTGGCCAGCTTCAGCCGGCCGGTGATGTTGGTGTACTCGTCCGACAAAGCGACCAATGCGCGAGCGCCCTGCAGTCCGGCAAAGCCGGCCGTTGCCGCCTTCGCCACATTGAGCGCCGAGGTCATCGCCGCGACCTTGCGCCCAGCCTGGTCGGACGCGTTCCCCAAGGCGGTTACGCCCTGACTGCCGCGTTCGGCTTGCTGACCCGACGTGATCGCTGCCTTGCCGAAACCCTCGACCTCGGCCTTGGAGACGCGAACCACCGGCACCAGCTTGCTGTTGTCGGCGGTCAGGCGAAGGGTAACGGTGGGATTGCTCACGCGGTGCGCCTATGCGGTTGGATCGTTTCTGGCTTGTCGGGTGGCCTGGACCAGCACCTCGATGCAGGCGACCAGGTCGGCATAGGCAGCTGGTTCGACGCGGTGGAGCCGTGCGGCGGCTTCAATCTCGATTGCGCTGATTCCGTCGTAGATGGGCGCGTGCATGCCGGTGACCCACTGGGCGCGGCATTGACGGAACACCATCACTGCCTGCCAGTTCTCTTCCAGCACGTCCACCTGCTCGGCGGCGGCCTCGGCGTTGCCACCGTCGCGCAGGAAGTCCGCCGCACTGACGGTCGGATCGGGATCTTCATCGTCCCGTTCGCGGCCGCCAGTGCGTGGACCCTTCCCAATCAGCGCCCGCGCGACGGCTTCGAGTTTTTTACGCGGGCGTCGCCGTACTGCTCGAAATACGCCTGCAGGACGCCGGCCTGCAGGAAGGTGGACCAGGCACCGTCGTAGATCTCATTGAGTGCGGCTTCGCCGTTGATCGGCGCGCCGGCTTCGTCGCCGAGACCCTCCACGCTGACCAGGATCAGGCGCAGGTATTCCGCATCCGAGGTTTCCTGCTCGGTCAGCTCGCGCATGCGGTCCTTGGAGAGGATCTTCACCTTGCAGGTGATGGTGCCTTCGTTGAAAGCGTTGGGGTTGTCGGTGGGCAGGCGCAGCTTGACCAGCAGCGCCACGGTCTCGGTCTTGGTGAGTCGGAGCATCGCTCGAAATCCTTTGGGAAGGTGGTTTGAAGCCCGCGTAATCGCGGGGCATCGCCACTTTGCCCGCGCGCGCGATGCGGCCGGGACTAACGCGCGCTAATGAAAAAGCCCCGCACTTGGCGGGGCTTTGGAGGGGTGGAGCGAGCCTATCAGGTTACGGCGAGCTGTCGCCGAACTCGATGTAGAACTCGTCCCCGCCGGTATCGCTGGCCACGCACGGCCCGGACAGTTCCCAGCCGTAGTCGCCGTCGATCTCGGTCTCGTTGATCGTATCGATCTGGCCGCGGATGCCCAGCTCGCTATACAGGCCATCGGTTGGCGTGAGCCGCAGGGCGATCTGCAACGGCGTCGCCGCATCGCGCACCGCCCAGGGATTGAAATCCCCCAGCGCGGTCTTGGCGATGCGCAGCGTCCAGGTCGGCGCGCGATCGGTGATGCCCGTTTCCTTGTGGCTGGTGTACTCCTTCGGCGTGATCGTATTCGCGAAGTCCACCGCCAGCGACTTGGCCCAGCACAGCAGCGGCGCGCCGCCGGGAAGCACCGTCACGTGGGTCTCGGTGTTGTTGGCGCGGCACACGACCGGCACCGTGTCCGGCAGCACGATCGTCGGCAGCGCGTCTTCGCTGATGTTCTCGTAGTCGCCCTGGATACGGATGTTGCCCTTGAAGCGATCCCCGACCGCCAGGGTCAGGCTGCTCACGTTGTGGCGAGCGGCCGCCACCTGCTTGACCGTGCCCGCATGCCACCACTTCGCGTCTGACAACGCGATGTTGGCGCTGATCGGGTTGTAGCGCGTGGTCTTGGCCGCTGCATCCTTGACGACGGTCATGCCCGCCGGCAACAGCAGCACACCGCAGTCGGCGTCGCTGGTCGCGGCTGCGCCAGGCGTCGCCGGCGGATACAGCTCGAACTCGCCTTCGATGAAAGCGCGCTTCGCGCCGACAGCGAACGGCTGGCCGGTAAAGTGTGGGCGGTCGATCGGGCGCTCGATCTTGTCGAACTCCGTACCGGAGGTGCCATTGAACAACAGCACGCCGTTGCCTGCTGCAGTCGGCACTACCGGGGTGTTGGCGAGGGTACGCAGGGCAAGCGCAAGGCCGCGCCGCTTGAAGGGTTCCAGAGTGGGCTGAGCCATGGGGCTTATTCCTTGGGTTTGGTCTTGCGGCCGGCAGACGCCGGAGGGGATGCTTCATCGATAGGAGGCACCGGGAGGCCGGGGCCTCCGGTGCGCAGCTCGGTGTGCGCGTAGATCGGGGTGGAGAGCTGCTCGGCAGACTCATCGATCAATTCGCCGTCAACGACGCGCCAGGCGCCGCCGCGGGTGGGGGTCGGTTTGTTCATGGTTGTACCTGCTGGCTCATGCGGTAGTTGGTGCCGAACACCTGCTGGCTCACGAGCCAGCCGGCGGCGTAGCTCTCGTCGCGCCCGGCCTGGAACGACAGCGCCTCGAAGGCATCCACCGGCGCCCAGCCGAACAGCGCGGCGCGCACCTGGGGGATCACCTCGCTATCCATCTGCTCGCGTGCGCCGGCACCCGTGTGCTCGGCCCCGTAGTGACGGACGAACAGCACGACACGCAAGGTCACGTCGCAGTTCTGGATCGCGACCGGCCCGGTGTACTTGATCGCCCGGCCGATCTCCGCTGCGGTGACGTAGGCTGCGGGTGCGACGCGGGGTTGTTGCGTCAGCGCCGTGGCCAGGTCGGCGGCATTGCCGACATCGAGCAGCGAAGGCGCACGCAGGCGCAGACGCTCGATCGCCGCGGAGACCGGAAACGGCCCGACGCTCATGGCATGAACTCGCGACCGAACACCTTGGCGCCGGTATCGAACTGGATCTCGCCGGCCGAGCTGTCGCCGACCGTGGGGTCTTCCACACCCAGGCTGAACTTGCCCTCGGCAATCAGCTGCAGGAACTTCACGGCATCGCGGTAGTCCCGCGCGACCGGGTCGGTGCGGTCATCGGTGATGCGGTCGTTGTGCAGCTTGTAGCGCACGATGGCACGCGACCAGGTGATCAGGATGCCAGGCGGATTGGGCAGCGGCAGGGTGTACCGGCGACCGAGGTAGCCGTCGACCAGGGCATCGGCCTCGGTGATCGCTTGCGAGATCCGCGCAGCGGCCGCATCGGCCTGCTGCACTTCGGCGGCTGGGTAGCCACTGCGATCGCCAGCGCGGAGCGTCAGCTCCATCAGCTCGGCCGACACCGGGCGCTGGTGCTTGTCGCTGGCCACCTGGGCCAACTCCAAGGCACCCGGTATCTCGGCGAGCTGCGGGAGCGTGATGTACGACATCGCTTACTTGCTGCTCTTCTTGTCGCTGGCCTTCTTCTCGGCGGCAGCGCGATCGGCTTCGGCCTTCTCGGCAGCGACCCGGTCGGCTTCGGCTTTCTCGGCAGCGATGCGGCCGGCCTCGATCTTCTCGATCGCTTCGCGGGCGATGCGCTGATTCTCGGTCTCGATCGCCGGCATCACGATCAGCTCGGGATCGCTTGCGATCGCGCGCAGCTGCTCCCTGCTCAGGTTGTCTTCGGCGGTGATGTCACGCCCTTCGCGGGTGAAGTACATGCCGGCGCGCCAGCGGCCGCGCTCGGACTTGGATTTGACGGTGACTTTGTCGTTGGCCATGTGCCAGCTCCTGGGAATAAGGGTGCAGGGTGTCCGCCTGCTGCAGCCCGGCATTTCCTCCGGGCCTCTGTCGACCAAGGCGATGGCGGAATCGCACCGCCATCGCCTGCCTGCGCTGCTCCTGCGTTCGGCCTTGCGCCGACCAGGTGGCAGGGTTCGGGAGCTGCGCGAGTGCGATCTCGCCGCGTTCCCCGACTCTTGCAGCGGCCTTGCGGCCGCAATTCAGTCCCTACGACAGGCGGGCGTCGTCCAGGACTTCGACCAGGCCCTTCATCACGTTGTCGGTGCCGGAGATCTGTGCGGCGGTGAGGATCTCGGCCGCCTTGAACTTGAGACCGGTCGGCACGACCAGGACACGCGGCTTGATGTTCAGCGTCCGCCCGTTGTCGCCCTTGCGCTCGGCCATCGCGGTGTAGGCCGCCTGCAGGTTCTCGGCGGTCAGCGGCTTGCGGCTCGCGTAGGCCTGCTGCCAGAAGCCAAAACCGACGTTGTTGCGGGCGTCCACGCCGTAGACGTATTCGCCGCGCATGAACACGTTCTGGTCATCTTCCTGGTTCAGCGCCACGAAATTGGGCTTCTTGCGGTCCTGGAAAATGATCGGCTTCAGCGCACGGCTGGTGTCCAGCAGATACCACGTGGCACCGGCGCCGCCGTTGTCGTCGTAGTTGGACTGCGTGACGGTGTTGCCGTTCTCGTCGATCACCGGATGGTCCGTGTCGAAGAAGTTCTGACCGTCGTAGCAGACGGTGGTGTTGCCGGCCTTGAGCATGCCGAACACCAGCTCATCGGGCTGTTCCTGCGCCGACTGGCCCATCTCCTGCATCATGGGCGTGTAGATGCCGTACTGGTCATCCTCGATCGAAGTGCGTGGCACACCGACGGTCAGTTCGAACGGCTTGTTCTTGATCGAGTAGCCATGGGTGGCCATGCCGTTGATGACGCGATCGCCGAGCCATTCGCGCATCTTCGGGAACTTGCCGAGCCAGCCGTATTCTTCGATGCCAGCGGCGGACGGCACGATGGTGGCGATCTTCTGATACTGGGATTCGGCCGCGCCCAGGCCCAGGGTGAAAGCGGCCTTGAAGGCGGTGTAGAGCGCCTGCAGGTTGTACTTGTTGATGATCATCTAGGTGTCTCGTCGGAATGTAGGTGGAGCGGAATCAGCCGACCAAGACCCAGACGCCGCCGGCATCCACGTCGATGATCTTGCCGGCGCTCTTGCGCGCGGCGCTGTTGTCGGTCTTGGCCACGGTCTGGTCATCGACCACGTAGCAGGTGTTGCCGATGTCGGCGCGGGTGATCAGGTCGGCCGCAGTGCTGTTGGCGAACTGATAGCAGCCACGAGACGCCTCGACGCGCGCAGTGCCATTGCCCGTGACGGTTTCCTCGGCTACACCCACCACGACACCGGAGCCCGCAGTACCAGCCGGTACCGCGTTGCCGCCGGCGGTCAGCAGCGCGACCTGGGTGCCCGCGAAGATGGTGGTGCCGGGGTTGACCAGGTGGCTGACCCGGTCCGCGTTGCGCCGCTTGGTGTTGCGGCCTTGGTTTGCTGCAGTCATCGGGAGAAGTCCTCGATCTTGTTCGGGTCAGTGGGGAGGTCAGGGCTTGGGCTTGCTGGCCGCGAAGTCCTTCGGATCGATGCCGGTCGCGGTGCAGACCGCCAGTTCGTCCGCAGTGAGGCCGTTCTCATCCTTGCCGCCGGCCGGTTGGCGCCCGCCGGTCTGGGTCGCGCTGAGCGCGGCCAGCGGATGGGCGGTGCCCAGGTAGGCGGTCAGCGACGCGATGTTCTGCTTGCCCAGTTCGGTCGCCCAATCCTTCTGCGCGGACAGCAAGCGGCCATCGGCCAGGCCGGCCTCGACCAGCTCGGTCACCTTGCGATCGGTGTTTTCGGCCGACAGTGCGGCGAGCTGGCCCTTGATCTCCTCGACCACGCCGACCGGCACGTACTTCGCCGGGTCCGGCGTCGCGGCCGCGGCCTGGGTCTTGAGGGCGGTACAGGCGGCGAGCGCACCCTCGGGGGCGGCGCCCAACGCGCTGGCAAGCTTGTCCAGGGTGTCCAGCTTCGGCCGGAGCGCGGCGCAGGCGGCGATCGCCTGGTCTTCGGTGGTGGTCTCGGGCAGCGCGAGCGCGGCCAGCAGGGCCTTGAGCAGCGGATTCATTGCAGGTTCCTCTTCGGGATCGGGATCGGGATAGCCGAACGTGGCAGCCGCGCGGCGCGCGAGCGGCTCCATGCCATCGATGGCGGGGTTGTTGGTGATCGCGGCCATCTCGATGGCCAGCACGTCCCCGGTCTTCTCGTCGTAGCGGAAGACCGGGGACACGTAGCGGTACTCGCCTGCCTGGATCAGTTCGGCGGCACGGGCGGTCAATTCGACGGTCGCCCACAAGCCGGTGTCGCGCCATTGCAGCGCTCGCATCCAGGCTGCGGCCGGCGCCGGCTGCCCGTTGGTTTCCTTGTGGAGCGTCTGATGCTCGTAGTCCACCACCGGCGGATTGCGGCGCGCGTTGAAGCGCTCCATCACGCGGGTGGCGATTGCCTGGTCGATGCGCCAGGCGGGGACGGACATCGCGCGGCCATCGCTCGGCCGGAATGCACCGGCCGGTGTCAGCTGGATGTCCATCGTCAGATCCGCGCCGACCTGCGGCAGCTCGAAGGCACACGCCGCCAGCGCAACGCTGGTGCGGCGATCGGATCGGGGAGAGGTCGGGGCAGGTCGAGTCATCCCGGCCAGTGTTGGCGCCGGGCCGGCAGTGCCGGGAGTAGCGATTGCTAATGCTTGGGGCGCCCTTCGCGGGGGGCGGCGCAGCGACCGGCGGACCATACCACTCGGGCGGCAAAATCGGCCACTCGGGCGAAGTGCGAGGGGGCGGCCGGGTCTGGGTAGCGTTTGAAAGCCGTTTAAATCGCGCCCAGGGCGCCGGCGGCCCCCTCGGACGGGCGGTGGGCGCGCCCCAGGGGCTGCAAGGGGCCTTAGCGCGCGATTCTGGCGGTCGCCCCGATCAGGTCGACTCCGAGGTCAATTCGAACCAGGCGATCGCCGTCGCGTCGATCGCCGCCTCGTCTTCAGCGCTCACGCCGAGGAACGGGCGTGCCGGCAGTCCGGGGTGGTGCACCTTGTGGACGAACGCCGGCCCCTCCTTCCCGGACTTGCTGGTGCGGGTGCCCATGCCTGGCCAGAACAAGGCCTTGCCGTTCTTGGCCTCGATCACGTAGGGATCGGTGCCTTCCTGGTGCCAGCGTGCCTGCTTTGCGCTGGCGCTGATCTCGACCCAGTCCGGGCCGGAGCTGGGGAAGATCTCGTCACGCATGCGCCCTGAGTCCCGCAGTGGCGTGCGTCCGCTGCCATCGGCCAGCGGCTGCCATGCGACGCCGTCGGGGCCGATGCCGGTGTCGAAGCGCGCCTGGGTGCTCTCGGTCAGGATCTCGCCGATGTCGGCCATCAGCCCGCTGAGATCGACGCTGCGCTCCAGCAGCTGCGCGAACCAGCGCTTGGCCCGTTCGTCATTGACCAGGACGACCAGTGCGTCCGTCACGGCTGCGCGGCCTCCCCGACGTTGTAGGCCCATTCCGGCGGAGGATCGCCCGGCGTGTCCGGCGGCACCACGTCGGCCTGGGCTTTGCCCATAGCCCGCAGGCGCGCCGCCGAGACACCCACGGCCGTGCAGCGACAGCCCCAGCCGTTCGGCGGGTAGTGCGTCCGCCACCAGGCGTCATTGGTCGGCAGGATCAACCCGTTCCAGCGCTTGTGCTGCTCGCGCGGGTTTCGCACCGTGTTGTGCACGTACTTCAGATAGGGGAAGCCCTTCAGCGTCTCCCAGCGCCCGGCCTGGTAGGACGTGCGCAAGTTGGTGTGATAGATGATCGACGTGCGCCAGGCGGTGCGCGCGGCCGTCTCCGATCCCGTCCAGCCGACCCAGCCATGCCGCGACACGATCTCCGCGAAGCGGCCGCGGAAGTCGGTGATCGTCTCGCCATCGCTGATCGCCGCCATCACCGACTGGCGTAGATCCTCGAGCAGCGCATCTTTGGTCGCACCGGCGACGGTGAATGCTTTGGCGTGCTGCGCCTGCCACAGCTCATCCCAGCGCCGTGTGGGCAGGTTGAGCTTGCGCTGGAAGTAGGCGCGCGCTTCCGGGAACGACCGGAAGCTTCCGGAGATCTCAGGCATCGGCGTCATCCCACGCATCGGACATGCCGGCGATGCCAGCCACCGCCAGCGCTTCGCCCATTGCCGCAGCCAGGTCGTCCACCGGCATCGATGCCTGCAGGCGAGCCAGGCCCGCCAGCAGCTCCTCCAGCGAAGCGGCGTCGCCCACCAGCGCCTGCACCTGGTCGACCATGCCAGCGATCGCCGGATCGGCCTGCCGCTGCAGCAGGGCCGTCAGCTGGTCTTCGCGATCCGGTGCGACCGGCGTCGGCTTGGCCACGATGGCGGTGGTGGCTGCGACGGCGCCAGCAGGCGCTGCGGCCGGCGCAGGAGATTCCTGCAGCGGCACCAGCACGTCCTGGTCGTTGGCTTCGGCCTGCGGGATGCCCAGCTCGGTGTGTGCCCAGCCGCGGTTGATCCGCATGCCCATGCCGACCAGCTTCGGCAGCGCCTCGGAGAAGACCGTGATGTCCTTGCTCTCCGCGATGTCCAGCTTGAGGCGCGGGCAGCGCATATATCCATTCGGTGCCAAGCCGTTGAGCATGGCGATCGGATAGACCAGGTCGCGCGACAGCGTGGCGGCCACTTGCTTGGCGTCCGAGTCCTTCAACTCCTTGCGGACTTCGTTGTGGACGTTGCCCAGCGCGTTGGTGTTGCTGCCGCGGTCCGCCTGGCTGGTCAGCGTGGCGCCCAGGATGACCTTGCTCTGGGTGCGTTCGCACCAATCCATCATCAGCTCGAACGCCTTGGGGTCGCCCTCGGCGATCGTCGGGAAATCAAGCGTCATGCCATCGGGAATGATGCCGGCGGCGTTGTGCCCGATCTGGACCAGGGCGCGCAGCAAGGTCGCTTTCTCCTTCTCCGAGGCTCCCGGCGGGTACTTGCCCACGCGTAGCGGGATGCCGTAGATCTCCAGGAACTCCGCCAGGTCGCCGACGCTGTAGTTCTTGAAGAGGTAAGGCCACACGAGGGCACGGAACAGGCTGGCGCGCTCCACGTAGCCGCTGCGGGCCTTGTGCGTGTGCGTGATCCAACCGAAGGAGATTAGCGGCGCGCCGTCGGGGGAGTTGTCGCGCAGCCGGATCTCTTGCCGGTAGCCGCGGAACAGCCGGAACCACGACTGGGGACGGTGCTCGATCGACTTGGGTAGCCAGCTGCCGTCCACGCGCTGCCACTCGATTTCCTGGCAAGCGAAGCCTTTGCCGATTGCGTCGGTGGTGTCGAAGACGATGCTGTCGATGTCCTCGATGCTGCCGATCAGCGCCTGCAGCTCGATCGCCGCGCGCTTCTCTGCCGCGGTCGGATTCACCGGCGGCTCGATCTCCCAGGCCAGCCCAGACACGGCACGCCGCCGTTTGCTCATCTCCGACAGGATGTGGCCGTCACGCTCCTCCATGTCTTCGAACAGCTCGTACTGCGCGATCACGTCGCCTTGCTCGGCAGCGAGCAGGATGCTGTTGAGCTTGGAAGGCGTCAGGCCGCGCGCGGGGTGCCCTTGCCACTCCTGGTGCAAATGGCCGACCCGGCTCGTTTGCGGTTCGGCCAGGTCGGCGAGCCGGATGGGCTGGCCATCGGGGCCAAGGATGCGGGACGTGTTCACCATGCTTGCTGTTCCGGAATGTCGATGTCGTTGTCGTCGTTGGTCTCGGTGTCATAGCCGCGGCTACTGCGCGGAATTGCCGTCCAGTCGATCTCGGCGCCAGGGTGGCGGCTGGCGTAGTACATGAGCGCGATCGCGATGCCTGCGTCGCCGTGGCGCTGTCCGCCATCCTTGCCTACGCTGCGCTCGGGAACGCGCGCCACGCCCTTGATGACCTTGATCGCGCGCAGGTCGGTCAGTACGTCTTTGTCGCGCGGGACTGCGATCGTGTCGTCTTCGAACGCCTTTTTCAGCGGCGGCATGTTCTCGCGATACCAGCCTTCCGTGGCCATCACTAGTGCGACGCGGCTGAAGCCGAACTCTTGAGCAAGGAACTCGGATACCGCATGACCGTTACCACGCGCGTCCACTGCGGCCTTCACGAAGCGCGGCAGTCCCTTGATCACGAACTTAGCGATCTGGTCCTGCTGCTTGTGCGGCATGTTCCGCAATTCGAGGATGAACGGAATCTTGCGGCGCAGGTTCTGCTCGATCTGCGCGGGCACCATGACCGTGAGGTCGCCGCTGCGGCCGAAGTCCTGGCCGAACACGCTCTGCAGATCCGGATTCAGTCCCTGCAGGAGCGGCCGTACCTCCAGGTCCAGCCATTCCTGGATGAGCTGCCAGCGCTCGCCGTCGGGCAGTTGCTCGAATCCCTTCGGCGCGGTGTAGCGCAGCACCGGCGCTCCGTACATGCGCGCTTCCACCAGCGAGGAACTCAACCAGGCGCCGGTGCCCTGCGACGGGACCACGTCCAGCTCTTCCTCGGCGGCGGCACCGTAGAACGCGTACACGTCCGCGATCCACTTAGCCTGGGCATCGGCGTCCCACGCCACGCCCTTGCGCATGCAGACCCGCCCGAACAGGCCCTGGTCGACGGCTTCCTTGAACGTGATGCGGTGGACGCTGCCCTTGCGGCCGCCGGAGCGGATCTCGTTGACCAGCTCGTTGAACGGATTCTGGTCGCCGTCGTGGGTGCTGATCACGCGGACCTTGCCGCCCCAGATCAGCAGCGCCAGGGCCGCCTTCAGCAGTTCGTCCAGGGCGCCATGGAATGCCGCCTCATCGATCACCACCACACCCTGTTTGCCGCGCAGGTTCGCCGGACGCGAGGACAGCGCCACGATCCGGAACCCGCTGGCGAACCGGATGGTGTAGGTCTTGATCGACTTCTCGTCGTCGCCGTTCTTGAAGACCTCTTCGCCTTCCTCGATCTCCGACGCCGCTTCGTTAAACACGCGCGCCCACATGGCACAAGCCTCGATGTACTCGATGGCCATGTCCATGTTGTAGCCGATGTAGTACACGTTCATCCCGCCGGCCTGGCGGGACTTCGCGGCAATCAGTGCGTTGTCCGACGCCTCGGCCCAGGTCAGACCCACGCGCCGACTCTTCTCCGCGACCTTGAGGTCGCTGTCGTCGGCGATCCACTCGCGTTGGTACTTGAGCAGGACGGCATCGATCTCGGAATTGATC